AGAAAAACCAGATAGACGGGTTGTACCTACTGTAGCACAGCTCCAGAATAATAACTGGCGCAAGATGCATGGCATACCGATGAAAAGAGATTGCGCAAAAAACAAGACCAGAAAAATGACGATAGAAAAAATGTGTCAGATTCTGACACGAAGATATCCAACGTTTGCAGAAGAATTAGCACCGTTATACATGGAAATATGGATAGCACTAGAGAATGGCAAACAGGTGATAACGGTTGAAAAAGATAAAACAGGTCAATATGTTCGAATAGATACCTGTAATACATTTGATGCTGGTCTGGAAACAATGGTGTTTAGATGTGATCAGAACGGAGAAGTAAAAAACTGGGAAGAACTGGATGATATGCATTATGGAAATGTAACAGAGGCAACAGAGGGACATATAAGGATGTGGGAGAAGTGGACGTATAAAGGAGAAACAGGTGTCAAGGTTGTGCTTGGATAAATCTTGGATGGATTAAGACAAGGTGGAAAGGAAAAACAATGGAAAATAATTGGATAGACATAAACGATAGACTTCCAAATCCGGGAGAATATGTACTGGTGTCGTTTGAAAACGTTACACTTCCGGATATTGGAAGATACGAAACAGACAGTGATGGATCCGGAGCATTTTATCCAGGAGATGATGATACAAGCTATATATCAGTTGGAATCTTTGTAAATGCTTGGATGCCACTGCCGAAAGTGTACAGGAGGGAGGAGTAGATATGCGAACAATAGTAGAAACATCAAAAGGGTATGTGCTGGTAGACACCTGTGATACAGCAGATCACGGTTTAGAAACAATAGTGTTTAAATGTACAGAAGATGGAGAGGTGCAAAGCTGGCGCGACCTGGATACAAGACGATATGTAACCGTACCAGAAGCAGAAAAAGGTCATATGGACATGATCGAGAAGTGGAGGAGTAGATGATGATCGTTAAATCTGTAAAATTAGAGAACTGGGCGAAGGGTCAGAAGAGAGTAACTATTGGAAGAATCCAGAAAGAGTTTAACGTCAGCGAAGAAGTGGCACAGGATTATTACGATTATCTGAAAAGCGCCGGTATCGTTGGCAGAATGGGGATGGTGAAAGATGCCGAGTAAAGTAATTAGTTACGAATGCTGTATATGCAAATGTCGATTTACAGAATGGGAAGAAGCCAAGGAATGTGAAAAGATACATAAAATACCAGTTATTGTTACAGATCCAGTCTATAAGAAAACTCCGTGCAAACGTGAAAGAGAGTATCCAGAAGCAGTGTTTGTAGCTTTTAATGACGATGAAGTAATACCGTATTACAGAAAGCGATGAGGTGAATCATGAAAAAGACTGATGAACAGTTACAACAGGAAGTAGCGGAAATCCGGCGGTTTGTGTATGGGGAACGATGGATACCTGCCGATGAGAGAACACCGGAAACATCTGGCACGTACATAGTGTGTTGCAAAGAACAGAAGCTGAAACATGTAACATTTGCAAAGTTCTATAAAAAGCTGGGATACTGGGAATTAAAAGGCAGCAGGACATTTTGGAAAGTTACTCATTGGATGCCATTACCAGAGCCACCAGAGGAGGAAGAAGATGCGATTGATTGATATTGAAAAGTTACGAGGATGTGCAATCATCCGTCCTCGTAATTCTGTAGAAATAAAGGTGATTGAATCATTTGCTGATAAAATAAAGCACCAGGATATACCGACAGCATTTGACCTGGATCACGCACTGAACCAGCTTGAAGAAGAGTTAAGACTCTCAGAAGAAGAAAAAATGACAGCAAGTTCAATGCAGTTTGACCAGGTGAAAGGGTATGCAAATGGAATTGCAAATGCAAAGCTAATTATAGAAGGTTGCGTATTTCCGGGTAATTCTGGACAGGAAGTTGACTGGTCGAAAATCCCTGTGGACACTCCAATACTGGTAAGAGATGGTAATACGGAACAATGGGAAAAAAGATATTTTGCAAACTATTTGAATGGAACAGTGTATGCGTGGGATGCCGGGATGACATCGAAAGATACAAGAACAGTTATCGCCTGGGATCAAGCAAAACTTCCGGAGGAGGTATAGGAATGACGATACAGTTCAATGCGGCATATGTAATACAGGTAATTGCCTGCTTGCTCATGTGCTTTAGCTGGGGAGTAAAGATGGATTTTGAAGAAAGAACCAGAAAGGTTTTTAACGTATTGATTTGGGTGTGTATAGCCACCATATGGATTGTATCACCGTTTAGATAGGAGGAACAGACAGATGATATTTGAAGTAGGAAAATGCTACGAGCATACAACAGGATTGAAAATTAGAATTTTAGCGGAAGCAGATACATGTGCTTATGGACACGTACTGATTGCTGAGGACAGCTATGGAAGAATTGTTCCGATTGGAACTGGAGAAGAAGCAACCCTCAATTATACAGAGTGTGAGGACTTCATGAAGACCGTGGAAGAGACAGGATCATACGAAGCGGTTGTGATGCCATCAGATGATGAATCCAAAGAAATTTATGTATCAGAAATGAATCCGGATGCGGTAGAAGTCAAACCGGATGATGTAGAAGGTGAAGAGACGGAAGTGGCGGAGGACGATGAGAAAAATGAAACTGATCAATAAGATTCCTGATATATCAACTGATACACCAACTGATATATCAACTAAACAGTTGTACAAAGAGTTGGGCTATTGTGACATTACTTGATTACCTTGCAGCAGTCGGCGGTAATCCGGAATGGAGCCTGTCATATCTGATATGGCAGCAGATACAAAGCGGCAGCAGGGCAGAGCTGCAGGAGAGGAATAAGGGAGGCGATGCCGTTGGAGAAGATGATTCTGGTTGAGTATGCGGATATGAAAGAAGAGATAAAAGATTTAAGAAAACGGATCCAGAAGCTAGAATCCGAGATAGGAAGATTAGAAAACAGCATCGTAACTGATTCTGTAAGTTGTGGAAAGAAAGGAAAGAAGCCACTTGGCACTGTAAAAGTAAGCGGAGTTCCAAATGGATTGATATCCAGAAAACGAACGACATTGGCAGCAAGGCGGGCATTGCTGACGGAACGTGAAGCGAAACTTCTGGAGTTGATGAATGAGGCTGAGGAATATATCAATAGCATTGAAAAGAGTGAACTCCGGATGATGTTCGAATTTTACTACATAGATGATCTGACTTGGTATCAGGTAGCAATTCGAATGAATCAGGCATTTCCGAAACGTAGGATCAAGTACACAGAGGACAACTGCCGGATGCGTCACAACCGGTTCTTAGACGAAATTGAAAAAGATTTGAAAAATTCATAAAATGTTCGGTCATGTTCGCAAAAAATATGCTTTAATGTAAACTGACCAAAGTAAGAGAAAAACATTACTTTTCCAAAACCCCAAAAAGGCAGTCTAATACAAGGCTGTCTTTTTCTTATGCCAAAACAGGAGGTGAGGAAGCTATGATTAAGAGGTATGAAAATGCAGAACGAATGCTATTTGACGGAGTGGGTGAATATGGTATTCCAGTGTTGGATCCGGTTATATTTTCAGAACTTACAGAGTTTATATCCTTTAACTATGCTGCTTCTTGCAAGAATCCAGAAAATAAAAGCATTCATTTTTTTATAGATGATTATCAATTTGAGCGAGTATGGAATAATCCTGATCGTTATATTCCAATTTTACAGCAGTATGAATATGTGTTGACACCTGATTTTAGTATTTATACAGATTTTCCGAAAGCATTGCAGATATACAACCATTACCGAAAACATTGGACTGGTGCATATATGCAGATGAATGGCATAAATGTTATTCCAACGATTGCGTGGAGTACACCAGATTCCTATGAATGGTGCTTTGATGGAGAACCCACAAACAGCACAGTCGCAGTATCAAGCGTTGGAACACAGAAGGATAAACAATCAAAAGAATTGTTTATGATGGGATATAAAGAAATGGTCAGGCGGTTGGAACCGGAGAGTATTATATTTTATGGTTCTGTGCCAGAAGAATGTAAGGAAAATATAGTGCGTATAAAAGCATTTCAAGAAAAATTCAGGGAGGCAAAGTGCAATGGGTGGCAGAGGTAGCAGTTCAGGCGGAGCTGGTGGCGGAAGCGGTATGGATGTTACGCATGGCGGACAAACTACACGATATTATTTTTCTAAAAAGAATGGAACAAATTATTATCAGCGCGGTATAAGTGGAACACCAGAGCCGACACCGGGAAATATGTCTGCCAGAGAATTTCGAAAGCGTGTAGAAGCAAACGGTGCATCTGTGAAAAGCGTATCTGCATCTGTACGTGCTGCTGATGCGAAAAGCTACAAAGCAGACAGAAAGAAAACAAATACTTTTCTTGATAGTGCTGATGTTCAAATGGGCGGAAACAGAAGCGGACAAAGAAAAACAACGCGTGGCAGACGAGGTGGAAAACGAAGAATTTGACAGAAAAAGATCATTAAAAGAGAGGTGGTCGGATGGCTACAAAAAAGGCAGTCGGAAGACCGCCTAAATACACATGCAAAGAAGAAATAGAAGAAAAAATCACAGCTTATTTTAAAGATTGCGAAGGAAAAATGTTGGAAGATGCGGATGGAAATCCAGTTTTTGATAAATTTGGAAGACCGATTTTGGTTGGTCAGCATCCACCGACAGTGACTGGCTTGGCGCTTGCACTGGGATTTAATACGCGTTTATCGCTTTTAAATTACCAAGGAAAGAAAGAATTTATGAACACGATAACGCGCGCAAAATCAATGATTGAAGAATATACCGAACAGCGTTTATTTGATCGGGATGGCAGCAGTGGCGCGCAGTTTAGTTTGCGTAATAATTTTTCCGGTTGGAATGATAAAACACCGTCAGAATTGGATATGCAGGAGCAACAGGCTAAAATCGAACAGATAAAGGCACAGACCGAACTGCTCAAAGCAAAATCGCAGCTTGATGATGATACAGAAGTGGTGGATGATGGATTCCTTGAAGCATTAAAGGGAACAGCAGCAGAGGATTGGTCAGATGCGGAAGATTAAACAGTTTTTCAAATTCCAGCCATTTTCCAAGAAACAGCGCAAAGTACTGAACTGGTGGACGGAGGATTCTCCGGTAAAGGACTATGACGGAATTATAGCAGATGGCGCAATCAGATCCGGTAAAACAGTGAGCATGTCATTGTCATTTGTATTGTGGGCGATGTGCAGCTTTAATGTTCAGAATTTTGCTATGTGCGGCAAGACAATTGGTTCGTTCCGAAGAAACGTACTGTTCTGGCTGAAATTGATGCTTCGTTCCAGAGGATATCGTGTAACGGATCACCGGGCAGATAACTTGGTAGTCATCTCAAGGGGCAACGTAGAAAATTATTTTTATATATTTGGTGGAAAAGATGAACGATCACAGGATCTCATCCAGGGAATTACTCTGGCTGGGGTCTTTTTTGATGAAGTTGCATTAATGCCGGAGTCATTTGTGAATCAGGCAACTGGCCGATGCTCTGTGGATGGTTCCAAGTATTGGTTTAACTGTAATCCGGATGGACCATATCACTGGTTCAAACAGAATTGGATTGATAAGCAGAAGGAAAAGCATCTGTTGTATCTGCATTTTACAATGGATGACAACTTAAGCCTGTCAGAAAAGGTGAAAGCCAGATACCGTAGCATGTATACCGGAGTATTTTACAGACGTTATATTCTTGGACTGTGGGCGATGGCTGAGGGCATCATCTATGACATGTTTAACGAAGATCGTCATGTGGCAGATCCGGAAACATTCAGTGATTCATTACTTGATGGTAACAGATATGTCAGCTGTGATTACGGTACCCAAAATGCAACGGTGTTTCTGCTTTGGGATCAAGGAACAGACGGCATCTGGTACTGTACACGGGAATATTACTATTCCGGACGTGAAGAAGGTCAGCAGAAGACCGATGCAGAATACGCAGATGATCTGGAAAGTTGGCTGTCTGGGGCAGATATCAATGCTGTGATTATAGACCCGGCAGCAGCATCATTTATTGCTGAATTAAAAAAGCGTGGCTACAGGGTAATAAAAGCCAAGAATGATGTGGCAGATGGTATCCGTCTGGTGGCAACAAAGCTGAACTTGCTGAAAATAGTATTCTCAAACGTTTGCCAGAACACGATCAAAGAATTTGCTTCTTATATTTGGGATGCAAAGGCGGCAGAACATGGCGAGGATAAGCCAGTGAAACAGTACGATCATGCCATGGATGCAGTGAGATATTTTGTATATACAATCTTGGGCGAACGTCCACGGTTGAATCGAAAAGTAAAAGGAGGCATATAGCGTGATATATAGATTGGCAGCAGAAAAAGAGCTGACAGATGATAAATTGATGGAATTTATCCGAAAACACGATGCAGAATGCGCATTTCGCTTGCAAAAGCTTCGGAATGCATACATGACAGATTATCCGATTTTTCACGAAAAAGAAAAACCTGCGTGGAAGCCGGATAACCGAATTGTTGTCAATTTTGCAAAATACATCGTTGATACGATGAATGGATTTTTCCTTGGAAATCCCATCAAAATCTCGGTGGATGGAGATGCTGAGGATGTAAAAAAATATGTGGAATTTCTTGACCAGTATAATGATCAGGACGATAACAACGCGGAATTGTCAAAATTATGCAGCATATTTGGAAATGGATATGAGATGTATTATGTGGATCCAATCGGAAACGTTGGCATTACATATCTCTCACCCATGGATGGATTTATGATTTATGATGATTCGGTATTGAAGCGCGAACGGTATTTTGTGAGATTATATATCGATGATGATCAGGTATTGCATGGAAGTGTATCGGATGATGAGAATGTACGGTGGTTTACCATAAAAGGAAAACTTGTGTGGGATGAAGGGAAAAAGAAACACGGGTTTGATGGAGTGCCAGCGACAGAGTATGTGGAGAACCGGGAACGGATAGGAATCTTCGAACCGGTTCTGACCATGATCAATGCTTACAACAAGGCAATCAGTGAAAAAGCCAATGATGTGGACTATTTTGCCGATGCCTATTTGAAAGTTCTGGGAGCGTATCTTGATAAGGATGATGTAAAGGCTATTCGCGATGACAGGATTATCAATTTTGATGGAGAGGCTGACAAGTTGAATGTGGATTTCCTGCAGAAGCCGGATGGGGATACGACACAGGAGCATTTGATTGAACGATTGGAAAAATTGATTTTCCGTATCAGCATGGTTGCCAATATTTCCGATGAGAATTTTGGGACAAGTTCCGGAATTGCAATGAAATATAAACTTCAGGCGATGCACAATCTGGAGAAGACAAAAGAACGAAAGTTTACTTCCGGAATGAACCGGCGCTATCGGCTGATCTTTTCAAATCCAGTTTCCGGTATGAAAAATGAAGACTGGGTGAAGTTACATTACAAATTCACACCGAATATTCCGGCGAATGTGCTGGAAGAGACGGAAATCGCTGGTAATCTGGATGGAATCGTATCACAGGAAACTCAGCTTGGTACTTTGTCTATTGTGGATAACGTGCAGGCTGAGATAGATAAACTTGAGGAAGAACAGAAAAAGAATCAGGATGATGCTGTTATGAGGGGATTATTCGGAGGTGCAGCAGGTGACATCACAGGAGTACTGGAAAAAGAGGGAAGTAGCTCAGCGAAAGCATAACATCACTGAGGAAAAGGAATATCAGAAACGTATTCAGAAAATCTTCCAGAACATGCAGGACGAGATTACAAAAGAAATCAACGGCTTTTATGTGAAGTATGCCAGAAAAGAGGGACTCACTCTGGCAGAAGCAAAAAAGAAAGTGTCCCAGCTTGATATTGAAGAATATGCACGAAAAGCTGCAAAGTATGTGAAAGAGAAAGATTTTTCCAAACAGGCAAATGAGGAGATGCGCCTGTACAACGCTACAATGAAAATAAACCGGTTGGAACTGCTGAAAGCAAACATTGGTCTGGAAATGGTATCCGGATTTGATGAGCTACAACAGTTTTTTGATGAAATGCTTACGAAGCGGGCAATGGATGAGTTTCAACGGCAGGCTGGAATACTTGGAGCAACGATCCAGGATAATGCAAAGGCTGCGGATGCGCTTGTAAATGCCTCATTCCAGAATGCTACATTTTCGGATCGTGTCTGGATGTATCAGGACATGTTGAAAGCAGAGCTGGCAAACTTATTACAGACAGGATTGATCAGAGGTCAGAATCCAAGAAAACTTGCCACTCATCTGAAAAAACGATTTGGTGTCAGTCAGTATAATGCTGAGCGTTTGATGATCACAGAACTGGCCAGAGTGCAGACAGAAGCACAAAAGCAGTCGTTTGAGAGAAATGATTATGAAGAATATCAGTTTCATGCACTTGGAACTGCCTGCGGTGCTTGCCGTGCGTTGGATCAGAAACATTTTCCGGTAAAAGATATGATGCCGGGAGAGAATGCACCACCGATGCATCCACATTGCCGATGTTCTACCAGTGCTTATATGGATAGAGAGGCATTTGATAAGTGGCTGGAAGAACAAGAAAGTGTTGATAAAATCGGTAAAACTGATATAATGGTATCAGGAGCAAGAATAACAGATCCTGACAGTACAACGGGTGAAGAATTTGCAAAAATGTATTATGAGGAAATAAGAAAATTTTCAACAGATGTACAAAGAATCGCGATTAATCTTGGAAAAGATGAAGATGATATTGGAAAAATAAAAGCATATTTATTTGAAGATAAATCTTTATATGATGAGGATGCAGATGAATATAGAAGATTTGCCCCAGATTGTGCGATTGCTCAAAGCTGGCAGAGGCTTATGATTGGAAAACATATTCAGCCTCATGACAGAACCTTGATAGAACATGAACTTTATGAAATGCAACTTAAAGAAGAGAATCCTGGGCTTGAGCATTGGAAAGCACATGAGATGGCATGCCGGAAATATGATTATCAGAGAGAGGCGGCAGATTATTATGGTAATATTGAAAAATATAATAAAAACAAAAGCTGATATTTCTGCGGATTATTATATTGAGGGCAGAGAACCTAAGGGTTTTATGAAGATCAGTATTGTAGATGGAGAAGTTTTGGAACACGAAAATGCGGGGTATGGTTCAGTACATGTAAAATATGAATTGAGACGTTTGACACAGGTGGATAATCCACCAAAAGAAAAAACTGTATTATGGTATTAATATCGCTAAATAACAAAAATATTAGTGATATTTATAAAAGAAAAACTAATTATTATGTATACCAATAAGTCTTTAGAACGAATAAAACAAATGAGAAATGGTGAAAAAATCAAATGTCCACGTTGTGAAGATGGATATATTTCTGCTGTCGGTAATCCAGAAACGACCAATGTATTTAAATGCAGTAAATGCGAAACGGGTATTGTATTGACTGTGAGCAGAGAATAGTGTGATCGATTCTGAGGGAGAGATGTGTTAATGGCTCAAAATGATTATTTTGTAATTGTTTATCGAGTATTAAAATATTTATATGATTGTTTGAAAAGCGGCAGTAAGCCAGAGCCTGTATACCTTACGGCATCAACATACAATATACCAGACAATTATTGGGGATATATTGTCATTAGCCTGATTAATGAAAATTATATAAAAGGTATAGTGATAAATTCGACAAAAGATGGTGTAGTATTTGGAGATTTACAAGATGCCATTATTACACCAAAAGGTATAGAATATTTATTTGAAAATTCATTGATTGAGAAAGCCAAGAAAACACTGAAAGATGTGAAAGAAATGATACCTTTCGTATGAAGCGATTTAGATAGACTTCTTTGAGGTGGAAAATCCGTGTCGCCACACACCAGAAATGGTTAACAAGAGATGCGAGAGTAGGCACGCTCGCCAGAGAAGTCAATCTACTGGATTTATATTATTAGGAATTAAATTACCACTGATCAGAAATGGTTGGTGGTATTTTTATACCCATTTTTAAGAAAGGAAAAGGTAAAAGAACATGGAATTAAAAGACACCATCGAACTTATGCAGAGTTCAGACTACACAGAAAGATTCAAAGCTGAATACCAGCAGACCAAGATCAGATACGATGGCCTGCACAAAATGTTGGTGAAATGGGATGCAGGTAAACTGGAATTCACGCCAGCATGCCAGAAAGCGCTGTATCTGGAGCAGAAGCGCTATATGGGTGAGTATCTGAGAGTTCTGGAAACCAGAGCGGTGATTGAAGATATCACTCTCGAGTAGAAAGATGGTGATCCAGAATCTCCCACCGGCAGGGAATGACCGGAACGACAGGAGGCGATGCATTTGATTGAGGTAAGCGTCCGTAAGGACGGTGTGACAATATCGGGACATGCGGGATATGCAGCATTTGGATATGATATTGTTTGCGCCGGCGCAACGGCATTGGCACAGACACTGATCAAGTCTGTGGAAGATCTGACAGAAGATGAAATAAAATACGATATCAGTCCCGGATGGGTTGATATAAAATATGGGAATTTATCAGAGAAATCAAAAGCTCTGGTAGATTCCTTTTTCATTGGCATTCAGTTGATTGTTAATGAGTTTCCGGAGAATATCCGGATTGTGTAACCGATGTGACCGGAATGTCGTAAAACTATGGTTCGACGCAATGACCTGGGCTTAAATGAATGGGTTGGGGCAGAAAGAGGTAACTTATGAAATTTATGAATATGCATTGGAGAGTTCCAATGAGTAACCTGCAGTTATTTGCAGACGGTGACGGAGATGGCAGCGGATCCGGAGATGGAGACGGTGGTGGAGCTGGTACTGGTTCTGGAGATAACGGTGCATTATCTTTTGATGATTTCTTAAAAGGTGAGGGAAATCAGGCAGAGTTTGACCGTAGAGTACAGAAAGCAGTCAACACAGCAGTGACCAAAGCACAGGAAAAGTGGGAGGCACTGACCAACGATCAGCTGTCAGAAGCGGAAAAACTGGCTAAGATGACAAAAGAGGAAAAGGCACAGTACCAAAATAAGAAACTGGAAAAGGAACTGGCTGATATGAAACGTCAGAATGCAATCACAGAGATGGCAAAGACAGCGCGGAAGATGCTGGCTGACGAAGAAATCAATATTCCGGATGAACTTCTGGGACATCTGGTATCTGAAAATGCAGAGGATACAAAAACAGCCGTTGAAGCCTTTACGAAGATGTATAAGGCAGCAGTGCAGGCGGCAGTGAAAGATGCACTGAAAGGAAATCCACCAAAGGCAGGAAGTGGTGGAAAAGGAAACATGACAAAAGACCAGATTCTGGCAATCACAAATCCTGCGGAGAGACAGCGTTTGATTGCAGAGAATATGGAGTTATTTCAGTAAAGGAGATACAGAGAATGCATAATATTGAAAAATTAGGACTGCAGGTGTTTGCGGCACCAGCAGGTTTAACAGGACAGGACCAGATTCAGGTAAGAGCCAGAGAGATCGACTTTGTCACATCTTTTGGTAAGAACCTGCAGGCATTACTGGATATTCTGGGAATCACCAGAATGATCCGCAAAGAGAACGGATCCGTATTAAAAACAAAAACGGTAAAAGGTACCTTACAGTCTGGTGACGTTCCGGAAGGTGATGAGATCCCGTTATCTCAGTACACGGTAGAGGAACAGATCTTCGATACCATTAAAATCGAGAAATACCGTAAAAGTGTTTCTCTTGAAGCAATCGCAGAGAAAGGCTATGATGCAGCGGTACAGTCCACAGATGAGGAGTTTAAATCTGATCTGACCAATGTGGTATCGGATAGATTCTATGCACAGTTAAAAGCTGGTTCCCTTGTCGGACATGAATCTACCTGGCAGATGGCTTTTGCAATGGCAATCGGCAAGGTTGTAAATAAGTTTCAGGAAATGAAGCGTACAGCAACCGGTATTTCTGTGTGGGTAAATACTCTGGATGTGTATAAGTATCTTGGAGCGGCAGATATCACCGTACAGACAGCATTTGGATTTAAATATATGAAAAACTTCATGGGAGCAGATGTTGTATTCATGTCCTCCCAGATTCCGGAAGGTGTGGTTATTGCTACTCCGCTTAACAACATTGCTGCATATTATGTTGATCCGGGCGATTCTGAGTTTGTAAAAGCTGGTCTGCAGTATACCACAGATTCCACAACCGGATTCATCGGATTCCATGTACAGGGTACATATGAGAGAGCTATTTCCGACATGTTCGCTATTATGGGGCTGCGCCTGTTCTGTGAATATCTGGATGCAATTGCCTATATTTCAGTTGGTGAATCTGATACACAGACACTTGGAACCCTCAATGTGACATCTGCAGCAGGTACTGAGACAGGTAAAACAAAAATTAGCGTAAAAGAACAGCTTATGTCTCCAAAGAACTGCTGGAAGTATAAAGATGCAACAGCAGCAACTTCTGTGACCTATGGCATGGATGTAAAAGGCTGGTCTAAATGGGATGGTGAATCCGAGATTGCCTCAACAGCAGCTCATCACATCACTTTAGTTGAGTGTGATCAGAACTATAAGGCTGTTCGTTCCGGAGATGTTGCCGTTACTGTAAATGCAGGAGCATAGGAGGCTGCCAATGTATAAAGTGATCAAATATTTTACAGATCTGCATGATGCGGATCATGAATACCATCCGGGGGATACATTTCCCCGGAAAGGTGTAAAAGTGACAAATGCGAGACTTGAGGAACTTGCCGGAGAGAAAAACAAGCAGGGAGTTCCACTGATTGAAAAAGTGGAAGAAACTGCCGGAAAGTAATGAGGTGAGGATATGCTGGAAAATCTGAAAACGCTGCTCGGAATACAGGAGGGCGATACGTCTCAGGATAAAAAGCTGAACTTGATTCTGGATGCCACAAAGAGGCGGTTAAAGTTTCTGCTTGGCGGTTTAGAACCACCAGAGGAAATGAGTTACATTATTTTGGATGTTTCGGTTATTCGATTCAATAAAATCGGATCAGAAGGGCTTTCTTCCCACACGGTGGAGGGAGAGAGCCAGTCATGGTCCACAAATGATTTTGCTGGGTATATGGATGATATACAGGCATATCTGGACAGTCAGAAAGAAGTCACGAAAGGGCGGGTGAAATTCCTGTGAGATACGATACACCGATTTATTTCCGGAAGATCACACCAGGAGAATATGATGCAGAAACTGGCAATTATGAAGCCGATACCACAGAGGAAACACTGCGCTATGCATCTGTCATGGATACAGGAGCACAGGCAATGACGCTGATATATGGGAAGATTCAGCAGGGAAGCCTGACCATTCATTTACAGAATCAATATCATGATCCATATGATTATATCCGGATTCGAGATAGAGTGTATCGGGTAGATTCTGTAAGGAATCTGCGGGTAAAGCAGTGTTTGATCGTAAGTGAGGTGTAGACATGAAATTGACAGTGACAGGAACAGATGCGTTAAGAAAGAAACTGCAGCAGAATGGAAGACTGGATGCAGTGAAACGTGTCGTAAAGATGAACGGTGCGGAACTGCAGACTAAGGCGCAGCGCAATGCCCCGGTGGATACCGGTACATTGAAACGCAGCATTTCATTGGAGCTTCGTGATGGTGGACTGACTGCAGAAAGCGAAGCAACGGCAGAATATGCGCCTTATGTGGAGTGGGGCACCCGGTTCATGAATGCGCAGCCATTTATGCGCCCTGCTTATTATGCACAGAAGGAACAGTTCAAAAGTGATTTGAGCAGACTTATGAAGTGAGGGATAAGATGGATCCACAGCAGGAATTATTCAGTGCACTATTGGTTGAACTGAGAAAAAAGTATAAGGATACGGGTACCGGTGTGTATGATACATTTCTGCCGCCGGAAGGAACACCATATCCGTTTGTGTATCTGGGAGATAGCGAACAGAATACAAAAAAGACAAAATCAAACCGAATTGGAAGTTGCCAGCAGACAATCAATGTCTGGCACAGCAATCCAAGACAGCGTGGAACGGTATCGTGTCTGCTGTCTGAAATAACCGGTATTTGTAGAAAGCTGGAACATACCGCACATTATTCCTGGATGTTGAAAGAAGTGGTACAGAGGATTGTGCCGGATACAACGACAAAGCAGCCACTTCTACACGGAATATTGGAAGTGGAATTCTGGTTTAGTTAGGAGGAACGAAAATGAAAGTAAGAGAATTACAGGGACTGCAGTTATTTGCGGAAGCCGTACAGGGTAAAAAGATCGTGTACTTATTCCGTATCAAATCAAAAGCTGCAAGTAATGATGCAAAAACGATTGCATTTACAACGGAGAACGGAAGAACCAAGAGCAAAGACGCGGATTCTACCATGACAAAAGATGGTCCAATCCGTACACCGGGTACCACGGAGACAGAGATTACCGTATCATCCATCCTTGCCAAAGGAGATGAACTGATCGATGAACTGGAAGATGCAATGGATAATGATGAGCTGATGGAAGTATGGGAAGCAAATCTTGCGGAATCTTCTTCTGGATCCAATAAGTTCAAAGGTATGTATTTCCAGGGATATCTGACCAGTTTTGAGAAGACATCTCCTTCAGATGATTTTGTAGAATTATCACTGACCTTTGGTCTGAATGGTGCGGGAAAACGTGGAGATGTAACCGTGACTGCAGAGCAGCAGGAAGTGGCAGAGTATGTGTTTGCAGACACACAGAAAACTGGAGCGTAAAAGTAGATACAGAGAGAGTGGCACAGGCTACTCTCTTTTTTGAATGAGGAGGAAAATCACATGGTTTTAAATATCAATGGAAATGATTATGAGATTCATTTTGGAATCGGTTTTGTAAGAAAACTGGATGAAAAATATTTTGTGACAAGCCAGTCTGGTGTTAAGTTTGGAACCGGTCTGGAAACAAAGGTGCCGATGCTTTTGGATAACGATACGGTAACATTAGCGGAATTTTTGTATGAGGGAACCTGTGCAGAAAAGAAACGTCCGACGCTGAAAGAAATCGATGAGTATATTGATCAGGTAGAAGACATTGATGCGTTGTATGAAGAGGTGATTGATGAATTAAAAAAGCACAACGCAACGAAGAGAAAGATGGAGCAGATGCAGGATCTGATGGATGCGGCGAACAAGAAATAACATCTTCACTGGAAACTTACGACAATATTGTTTTGAATAGTCTGCGC